CTGAGCCCCGACCTGAGCCCAGACCTGATCCCCGACCTGAGCCCCGACCTGAGCCCAGACCTGATCCCCGACCTGAGCTCCGGGCAGCTGCGAGAGCATCCACGAGCCGATCGCGCCGGAGAACGGCGAGTCCAACCAGACCACGATCCGCGGCGGCTCAAGCCCCGCCGCCCGGTACGCCTCGCCAACCCCCGCGACCGCCTCCTCCCGGTTGGCCCGGGCGGTGGACAGGCCGTGGGCCAGCCACTCGTCGCGGACAACCGGCATGAGGGCTTCCTGCTCTGGGGTGAGGCGGTCGATGCGGGTCATGACGCACCTGCTGGCGGGATCATGCGGTGCTCGGAAACCGTGATCACCAGGTCCGCTCGCGGGCCGAGCCAATCCTTGACCTCGACGGTGAAGTAGCGGGTGATCGACCACGTGCCAGCGGCCCAGTGACGGCTGGTGGAGTCGCGACCGTCGAACTTGATGACGGCGGGGACACCGAGGGCTTCGGCCCAGCGGGTTACCTCGGCCTCGGTGGCCAGGTGGACGAACATGTCGTACTGGCCGATGAGTGACTTGTACTGCTGGCCGTGGTCGCACCACGTGCGGGTGACGGGGTCGGGCAGGTTGTGCTCGGCGATGAGCGCGTCGAGCCGGTGGTTCGCGAACGTCTCGTCCACAGTGGACGTGGTTGGGGCGGTCATTTGCGCAGCCCGGCCTTCACCGCGTCGGCCAGCAGCTCGGCCGCCTTGCCCTGCACGGCCGCGACAACCTTGGCCTTCTCCTCGGCGAAGATGGCCGCCATCGCCTTCACCAGTTCGGCCTCCACCAGTGCGGCGATGACCCGCTCGGCACCGGTCAAGCTCGGGCCGCGGCCGTAGTCGTTGTTGGACTTCTTCTCGGTGAAGAACTTCTCGGCCTCGCCGACGATCAGCGCGCGCAGGGTGGTGGGCGGCTTACCGGTCGGCTCGCCCCACTGGTTGGTCTGCTGCACCGGCTCGGTCATCACAGACGCGATCTCTGTCTTGACCACTTCGCGGATCTCCTCGTCGCGAATGATCGCGACGCGCTTGGCCAGTCCACTGTGGATCTCGCGGTACTCGCCGTCCTTGGCGAGGTGCTGCACCGCTGCCGTGACGATTGCGTCGGCGAGGGTGACCGGGGCGTCGTGGTACCCGGCACCGATCACGGTCTCTAGGGACAGGTCGGTGATCGCGATGTTCAGGGGCGTCATGACCAGGAGCCGATCTCGTCGACGCTGGCCAGCCGCCGGATGGGGCCGCCGTCACCGGTGTGGACCTCGTGCCACCTTCGGCCGGTGCCGGTTGTCGCGTCCATCAGGCACGTTGTGCGGTTGGCGGCGGTGCCGTTCTGGAACGCGAACAGGCGGGTGCCGGTCTGGGTGATCCACACTTCGCCCGGCTGGGGGACACCGTCGGCGGGCACCGACCGGGCGATGTGCAGGTTCTTGATGCGGCGCGGGATGTGGATGTAGACGCGTTCGCCGGCGTCGTCGACGGCCTCGAACACGAGGGCGTCCGTTGCGCCGTAGCCGACGGCCGCGCCGCGGAGTTCGACGTTGACGACCTCGCCGGGCTGAAGGGCGTCGGCTGGGTTGTGCTGGTTGGTGTCGGTGGCGGGTTCTACAGTGGACGGCTCAACGGTGGCGGTAGTGTGCTCCATGAGAGATCACTCCTCTCGTTCGGAGCTCCGGTCAGTGGCGATCGGAGCTCTGTTTTTGTGGGTGGTTTTGCTTTGGTGGGGTGGCGGGGCCGGGCCCCCTCAGACCGGGCCCCGCCACCGTTCAGCCGCTCGCCGCGGGGTCCAGCCTCGGCGGCGGCACCGCGCCAGCAGGGCGCGCGGGTTTTGGGGCACGGCCGCCCAGCCCGGTGCCGGGGCTGGGGGCCGCTGGTGCGAGACCGCGGGGTGCTGCACCATTCGTGGCACGGCTTGCCGTGCTTCCAAGTGCCACGCCCGTCTGTGGGATCCCGGCCGTGTCAGGTGTGTGGCGGGGGTCGTCGTACCAGCCCCAGCAGTGGATGCACTGGTTGAGCCAGCCGGGCCGTACGGGCCGTTCCTGCCCGGGGGCGAGCGGTGTCGGTTCCGGCGTGCTGGTACGGAACCGGTGCGGCGGGATGAGCCGCCACAGCGGGACACCGGCGGCTGGTTGGCCTTTGTGCCGGGCACGGACGAGGTTCACGGTGGTCATGACTCGTCCTCATCGAGGTCCACATTGGACTCGGGCTGTGCCTCGTCGTCTTTCCACAGGCCCGTCTCACGCACGCACGCATCCCAGGTCACCTCGTGCGGAGGCCGACCGTCGGCGAGCTGGTCCGCGGCCCACACTGCGAAGTGGCCCATCTCGGTCTGCTCGCGCGCTGCGGTGTCGAACGCCCGCTGCGCGTCGGCCTGAGCACGGCCAGCCACGGCGACTTTGAACTTCACCGGCGCGTGCTGGTTCTCGATGATGTTGCCGCCGTCGTCAGCGAGTAGCCGATGAGGCTCGTAGGCGTAGTGCTCCAGCCCTGGGATCACGATCGATCCCTCCGGGGCGGTCTGCCCGGGCCTCTTGCGGCGGGCGACCACTCGCTGCGCGAGCCCGAGCCGGGCCTTGTCCGGGTCGAAGTCGATTTGCTCGGCGAGGAGCGTCACGAGGCTCGATTCGACGATGCTGCCGTCGGGGTTGCGGTCGGCGTGGTCGAATGCGTAGCCGTACGCCTGGTCACTCTTCATGGTCGAGTTCCCCTTCGAGCAGGTCGATTGCCTTGCGCAGCTCGCGGATCATGTCGGCGGTGACGAGGCCTCGTTCGCCCAGCCGGGATCCGCTGACGACGGTGACGACGGCGGCCAGGACGGTGGTGACGATGGTCTTGGATTCGCGTCGGGCGGCTTCGATGGTCTGGATGCGCTGGACTTCCGCCTCGTGCTGGCGGCGTTCTTCGGGATCCCACTTCGGTGGCTTCGGGCGCTCGGGCTCCGCAGCAGGCTCGGCTGCTGGTGGTAAAGCTTGACCGTTCAATGTGGACGGTGCCGGCGGTGCTGACACGGGCCGGCTGGCCGGGTAGGTCTTGCCGTCGGCGCCCCTGACCGCCTCTGGAAGGTGGCTACTTTTAGCCACCTGTTCAAGGTCGTTCTCGACGGTCCGTTTGCTGACACCGAGGCTCGCGGCGATGCCCCGCTGGCTCATACCCTGCGCGCGCAGGTCCTTCGCGGCATCGCGCCGGTCGTCCCGCGTGAGTCCGCGCAGCGCCTGGCTGAACTCGGCCTCCACGTACGCGAACCACGACGGGTAGCCCAGGGCTGCCCAGTCCCGCTGCGCGTAGGCGTCGGCGATGTCCTGCCGCATCTGCGTGTACGAGGTGAGCCCGGCCCGGATCCGGGTGGCCCGGGCGCGGGCGAGGTCGGCGGTGACCTGGGGCAGGTCGGCGTCGCGGTCGATGAGGTCGGCGGGGCTGGTGCCGAGCAGGTCGGGGATGGCGGACACGGTGGTGGCGATCATCGGGTCACGACCGCGACGAGGCCGAGCAGCCCGGAGCTGATCATGACGCCGGAGCCGACCGCGACCAGGACGAGGCAGCCGGAGCTCTTCGACCCGCCGCCACCGCGCCGACCTCCGCCGCCACGGACCTTCGGGCCGCGACCGCCGCCACCGCGCCTTCCCGGCGGGCGGCTCATGACGCGACCCGGGTCTCGGTAACGATGCGGTCGGCGAACCAGAGTCGCAGGGTCTCCCAGCTGACCTTGACCTTGGTCCGCTCGGACAGGTCGTCGGCGATCGCCCGCCACGACTCCGTCGCTCGCCGTGCAGCGACGTGCTCGGCAAGCGGCTCACCGAGGCGGTCCTCGATCAGCTGGTAGAGAGGTGACGGTTGTGACATGGCCCGAAGTTTGTCAGGGACAAGCTAGTTGCGCAAGTGGCCACGTTAACTTCCTGTGACACAATCTGTTTGGCATTGCCAACAGGTTTGTCGATCAGGCAGGATCTACCCCATGACAGAGATTGATGAGCGCGAGGGCCGACTGGTCCGGGCGATCCCGGTCGACAGCTTCGGCAACCGACTAATGCTGGTCCGCGCACACCTGGGGCATCTCACCGTCAAAGACGCCGCCGAACGCTGCGGCCTCAACTACGGCAGCTGGTCCAACTGGGAACACGGGAAGCTACCGCGCGACATCCTCGACGTCGCCGAAGCGGTCGCTGAGGGCCTGAGCATCGACCGGGACTGGCTCCTGCATGGCGGGCCGTTGGCCGAAACCGCGCGACGTCAGCGGCGAGAGGTTAGGTCACCCTACTCGCCATCCACGAGCGGACCGGGTCGCCACCTGCGCCGACCGCGGCGCCTTGACCGCCATGAGCGAATTCCCGCATAGCTTCGAAGGACTTCGAACCCGTTCGTCCAATGCTGACCGTCCGTGTCGCTGTGATCACAGGCCGTTTAGCTGTAAACCGTCTATGCAGAAAGCGAGTTGCATCTTCGCCATGTCTGATCTCATCGCCCGACACCTCGCAGCATTGCGAGCCAAGGGCCTATCCGAGAACACCGTCCATGACCGCAAGCGCCTCCTCAAGGCGCTCGACCGCGACCTCCCCCACGGCGTCGACCAGGCCGCCACCGAAGAGCTACAGGAATGGCTGGGCCGCGAGGGCCTCGCCGCGAAGACCCGCGAGACGTACTGGTGTCACATCGTGGGTTTCTACCGCTGGGCCGCTCGGGGTCGCACTCCTCGCCTGGACTGGGATCCCAGCGAGGAACTCGATCGGCCCGTTCCCGGCCGTCATCATCCCCGCGTCGCCGCCGACGACCAACTGCACCAGTGCCTGCTGAGACTCGGCCACCCCGTGCGCCTCGCCGTCGTCCTCGCCGCCGGCCTGGGCATGCGCTGCGCCGAGATCTCCCGAGTGGCCCGTGAGCACTTCGACGGGCACCGGGTCCTCATCCGCGGCAAGGGTGACAAGGAACGCAGTGTCCCGGTCCCGGCCGACGTGTGGGAGGAGGTTGAGCCGCTCCCGCCAGGGCTGCTCGTGGTGAACCGGTGGGGGCAGGCGATGTCCGCTGACGCCGTTGGGCAGGCATGTGCGAGTGCGTTGGACGCTGTAGGCTTCCCGACTCTGACGATCCACTGGTTCCGGGGTGCCTACGCGACGAGGCTCCGCCGATCGGGGGTTGACCTGTCGGTCATCAGCCGTCTGCTCGGCCACTCGTCGGTCGCCACCACCCAGCGGTACCTCGAACTCACGGAGGCCGACTTGGATCAAGCCATCGCCCACATGCCGACGCTGATGCAGTCGAGCTGGCGGGCACCCCGTCCCGTGGAGCCCGAGCCGGCCAGTAACCGGCTCGGACCCACCGCCGAGGCGGCGTAACCCAGCATGACGCCAACCCGCCGGTGCTGTCACCGGCGGGTTGGCCATCTCATGGGCCGAGACGGACATCAATGAACGGGGGGGCTAGTCCAGGCCCGTCAGGGACTGCAGACTCCAGTTCTCCCCAGCCGCGGGACGCACCGTGCACACATAGTTGTGCCGCAGCATGGCGCCGAACGAGTTTTCGGCATCGACCGATCCGCTGACGGTCCACGTTGTCCCGTCGTTGGTGACCTTCGCGTGTGAGAACTTGGCCGTGGACGGCGCCTTGAGCCGTCGCTCGACAAACGTCTGACATACGGTTTGGGCTCCCAGGTCATCCGGTTTGCCCTCGTCCGATGTGGACTTGAAGTAGAAGAATCCGCAGCAGCCGAGCACGAGCACCACCGCACCGATGACGAACCAGGCCGGGGCCTTCCGTTTGGTTGGCGCCTGTTCCTCGTCGGCCTCTTCTTCGTCTTCGACCTGCTCCTCGTCGGCGTGTTCGTATGTGTCGGGGACCTGGCGTGTTACCCAACGCTTGCCCCGCCTCGGCGTGTCGTCGCTCATGCGCGGTTCACCCGCCCAACGCAAGAGCGACGAACGTCACCGTCGTGAGGACCGTGCTGAGCGCCCCGAGCATCGCCCCGGCGATGGCCATGCCTTCGCCGGACTTGATGCCGGTGCGGGTGTCCTTGAGGGCGCGGCGGGTGCACAGGATCGCCAAGATGCCGACGCCGGGCAGCGGGCAGATCAGCAGGCTGGTCAATCCGAACACGAGGCTCCACGCCGCGTCACGGGACGTAGGCCGGTACGGGCCGAACAGGCTGGCACGTACGGCCTCGATGTCGCCGGGATCGAACCCCGCCCGGGCATAGGAGGCGAGGAAGCCGGCCTGGTCGCCGCGGGCTTCGGTCGCGGCTCGCCGGACTATCTCGTCGTGGAGTAGCTGCTGATCGTCGGTGAGCGCGTTCATGCTGCGCAGGGTGACAGACGGTTGCACTAGATCACCGTCGGATGATCGGACGAACCCATTCCGTGTGCCCATCACTGCCCGGCCTTCATCGGTGCGTGTACCGGGCGGACACCCAACGCCCGCAGCAGGTCCGCGGCGGCCAGCGATGCGACGTGCATCTGGTTGGGGGCCGGATCGATGTCGATGCCGACCTGCGCCAGGACTCGCGTCACGGCCAGGACCAGCCCGGCGGGCGAGTACTGCGGCTGCGAGTCGGTGCTGGACCCGGAGATCCAGCCGCCCACGTCGGGCACGGGCGCGTCGGGGATCGGTACGGTGTTGGTCATGGTCAGGACTCGCTTCCTGGTCTAGAGCCCGGCCAGCGCTTCAGACCGCTGCGCCGGGCTCGTCTATGAGGGTCCACTCACCGTAGACCCTGGGTGGCCTCTCCGTCACCCTGTCGGGGGGCCTCGAAGGGATAGCCGCAGGTGGGGCCGCGTGTCGCCTGCCAAAGTGGCCTCGTGACGGGCGACCTTGATGCGGCGGTGCAGGCGTACCGGGCTGCGCAACAGCGGGTCGTCGACGTCCGCGCCGAGGAGCGGGCCGCGGTGGCGGCGGTGCCTGAGGCCCGCGCCCAGCTGGCGGCGGCGATCGTGGCTGAGGCGCGGGCGGGTGGCCGGGTGGTCGACCTGGCACGGCGGACCGGGTACGGCCGCGAGCAGGTGCGGCGGATCCTGCGCGCCGGCGGTGTCGAAGCCGACCCGTAGCTCCCGTTCCGACCGGGTTATCCGCGTGGGACGTCCTTGGCGGCCTCGAGGATCTGCCCGTTCGTGGCGGTGGTGGTGGCCTCCCCCGGCGCGACCGTGCCGGGCGCTCCCACTGGATCAGGGGCCTCCACGACGACCCGCGCGTTGGCGGTGACCGCCGGCCGGGTCCACAGCAGCTGGACGACGGCCATCAGCGGCACCCAGAAGCCCAGGATCGTGTCGGGCAGGCCGGGGGCGATGAGGATGCCCAACGCGCCGGCCAGGCCCAGCAGGCCCGTGAGAACGCCCCGGAGGACGGTCGGCTCGAGGTGCACGAGCCGCCACCAAAACGTGTCCTGGGTCATATCTACTCCTATTCGTTTCGGCGGCCGCGGCGTGGGCCGTTGGGTTGACGCTGAGGCACCGGATTCGCCGGGACACCGCCGGGGTTGCCGTGCCAGTCCAAATGCCGCTCCAACGCCTCGGTCTGGGCGGCCTGCGTCGTTTCAATGTTGGCCACCCGCTTCAGCAAACCCTTCTGCCCGGTGACCGGATCGCCGATCCATTCGTCGAGCACACGGTTGATTTTGCGGACGAGGCGGAACATTCCACGTGCCCCCTTCCACACATAGACACCGAGGGCGATGGCAGTGAGCAGTGCCCCGCAGATGATGCCCAGTGCCTGCCAGCGTTCAACGTTCACTAGGCCGCCGTTCGTGTGGTGCTGCCCGCCGGCAGGGTCCAGACCAGCGGGTTGCTACTTCGTGAAGTACGCCAGTACCGCGATCGCAGCCACGACGAGGGCAACGACCGTGGACAGGGTGAGCCGGGATTCTCCGCGCACGTCGCGGGTTTCGACCACCTGCGCCCGCTGTCCGGCCTGCTCGTACTGGACGCGCCGCAGGTCTGCGAGGGCGATCAGGATGTCGGCCACCTGCTGCTGAATCGGCACCAGCGACTTCGACACCAGGTCGGCTTGTGCCTGGGCGGCAACGACCACGGACGCGCGGAGCGTCTCGGCCGACGTCGCCACCTGCGCGGCCAGGGTGGATGCCTGCGTCAGCTGTACCTCGGCCGCGCGCTGGACCGCGCCGACGTCCACGGCCCTGATCGCGTCGATGCGTTTCGACTCGGCCTCGCGCAGCAGCCCGTCGTATTGCGAGCGCAGCTCTGCCATCTGGTCGGCGCGGCGCTGCTCGGCCACCTGCAGACGCCGATCGGCGTCCCTCAGATCGTCCTGTCGTTGGATGGCGGCGGCCACCAGGTCGAGCACGTTGCGGGTTGGGTCGACCACCGGACCGCCGGCGGCGTCGACCCCTAACCCTGACTCGGGCTGCGGCCGGCGGCGCTGTGACCTACTTGTCGGGGCCATCGCGCTCGGGATCAGCGACCAGCGTGTCCGCGGTCGCGTCGGCGATCGCCGCCACCGACTCGTCCGACACCTTGACAGGCCCGCCGCCGCCACCCTCTGAGCTGGCTGGAACGTAGGGCCGTGCGGGACTCGCGAACGTGTCGAACGTCCGACCACCCGGCACCGTCCACGCCCAGTTCTTATCGCCGAACGTGGTCACGCCGGCCTTGGCCAGGTTGGCGCGCGTCTCATCGCTGTTGTCTGGAATCCCGCGGTAGTAGATGTCGCTGCCGTTGATCCAAACGATGGCCATCCCATTCGGGTCCTCACCGAGCCATGCGATCATGTCGTCCTCGTCCTCTGCGTTGGTTGGCCGTTGGCCGGCCGGCCACTGGCCGAAGTCTGCCGCCTTGGCGCGGCAAAGATCAACGGTGCCGCCGGCCAACGCGACGCCGTTGCGGTACTGCTCAACGTGGTTACCCGCGAACACGCGACCCTGCGACCACGACGACGCAGACAGCGTCTGAAAGAACCAGGCGGCCACACCGTCGCGCTGTGCCCACTCCATCGCCTGCACGTCCCCGTACACCCCGACCCGGGCCAGGCCGTCGACGTCGCACGCCCCGCGCAGGTACTCCCTTGCGGGCGGCCAGTTGGCTGCTGTGATGTCGTAGTCGACGGCGTAGTAGATCGGCACCGTGTCGGGAAAACCCAGCGTCCTCGCGTGTGCACGGGCCGACTGTGCATGCGCCCGGCCGACCGCATAGCCGCCCGCAGCGCCGTCGGCGGTGCCCTCCGCGAGCAGGAAGATGGCGATCCCGTTCGCGACCAGCGCGTCACGCTCGGCCGCGTCGAGGTGCTTGCCCGACCCGGGGCCTACGTACCGGCCGGCGAACCGCTTCCCGGCGGCGGCGAGGCCGGCCGCGGTCGGCCGCTGGAATGAGTAATCGACACCCTCCGCTCCGGCGTCGACCACGGGCCAGCCACCGCCACCAGTTGCGGCCGCCACGGGGTAGGAGTAGCCGCGGGCCGCGATCCACGTCGCCAGCGCCGAGGTGGTCACCCAGTAGTCGCGCGGGATGGCTATGTCGGCCACCAGCGCCTCATCACCGCCGCTGCGGTATCCGACCACGGCCACGTAGTGCCCGCCGTTGTACGCGTACGCCTTGCCGTCCAGCGTGGCGATCCGGCCGACCACGTTGGCGACCAACGCATGGCCGGCGTCGATGCTGGCCACCAGGTCGGCCTTGAGGCGGCTCTTCTCGGCCGGGGTGGCGTCCTGCCCGGGCACGAACCGGGCCGCATACGTGCCCGCGCCCAGATGCGCATTCATCACGCGCACCACATCGTTGGCCGAGTCGGTGCCGTTGACGGTCGTGCGCAGCTCGACGGCCAACGATTCCTGTGACGGCAGCAACCCGCGGCAGCTCAACGCGCACCGCACGGCGGCGGGCCCGCAGTAGTAGGGGGTGTGCTGTCCCTGCGTGATGTGCGGCAGCTCCATAACGTCGTCCCTTCCTACCGTCCCTCGTGAACGTCAGCCGCCCTGCGAAGCAAGGCGGGCGAATCGCCGAGTTGTCCCATGCCCGTATTACATGCGGCACAGAGCAGCGCGATTATCCGACCTGTGTCATGGTCGTGGTGGACCGACAGTGGCCACGGAACGCCAGTCGACCTACCGCCCCGGGACTCTTCTTTGCCGCAGACCGCACAGAGCCCGCATTGCGTCAACACCATGCTGTTGTATTCGGCGACAGTCAGGCCGAAGTTCCGGAACAGAGCATATGCGCGACCCTTTGCTTTGAACTCCGGATGCGATCGCGTTGCCGCCACGTAGCGAGCGCGCGTTTCGGGATGGGCTGCTCGCCATTCCCTCCCGTACGCCGCTCGGCAGGGCCGGCATTGTTCGTCCAGCCCGTCCGGTCGGGCTGCGTTGGAGCCAAACACGGTGATTACCTGCGTCACGTGGCATCGCGAACACGTCTTCATGCCGCCGACACTGTTCATGCGGTCCACGCTCCAAATGCCGATGCGCCATTCGTGCCGTTCGATAACACCTGGTATTCGTAGGCCACCCCGGCGACGGCCTGCCAGTCGTCGTAGGTGCCGTTGTTCGCCACACCGGTGCCGACCCGCAGGGCGGTCAGCGGGGCGCCCACCGTCCGCCGGTACACGTCGTTTGTGGTGACTGCGGGCTGGCCGCCGCCCGGGGCCGGGTTGGTGATGACCACCCGGATCACGCCGAGTGTCGGTTGTGGTGTTGCCACCAGAGTGGGTGTGGCCGGCGGCACGTAGGCCACGGTGAAGTTGACACTCTGCGTCGCCGATGCCAGACCCTCGTTATTGCGCGTGGTGAGTTGCAGCGTCCAGCCGGTCCCGTTGGCCAGCACGTACGGCACGGTGAACGTGAGCTGTGTTGGCGTTCCGGGCACCAGATTGTTGGGTGCCCACCCGGTGTCATAGGTGAGCACCGCGCCAGGGTTGGTGAGCAGCGAAATCCGCCACGCGGTCTGTTCGGCCACGGTCCACGTAATCGTCACGTGGTCGCCGGTAATGACCGCCGCCGGTGCCGGCGCCGTGATCGTCGGGTTAACCGGGGTAGACGGCACCAACGCCAACGCATCGGAGTAGGCAGATGGCACGTTGGCCTGATCCCACACCTTCACCTTGTACGTGTGCACGGCATCGGTGGCCACGCCCCAGCCGGCGGCGAGAATCTTGTTGGTGGTGCCGCTGGTGTTCTGCACCTCGGCCGGCTGCCAGGTTGAGTCCGATGCACGCCAGTACGCCAGAGCACCGGCCCCGATCTGTCGGCTCAACGCATACGCAGATTGGGTGTCGGCCGGATCGGGGTCGGAGAACACCCAGTCGAGGAATTGACCAATGGCCACGTCCGCCGCCTGGCCGCTGACCGGAAACACCCACGTCGGCGCGAACGGCGCAAACGACAACGATTGCTGAGTGTGGGTCAGGGTGTTGGGTGCGCCCGAATGTGCGGTGTAGACGTCGTATTTACTATCGCCGGCGATGCCCGGTCGCACGCCCCAGTTGTTGCCGGTCGCGCCGAGCACCGCGGTCGCGAGAACCGTGGTCCAGCTCGACCACAGTCCGGTGGCTCGGATGAAGTCGACGTAGTACAGCACGGTGGTGGAGGTGCCCACCGCGTACACGCGGATGTCGCCGGTCACCGGGTTATACGACAGGGAACAGTTCCGCACGACCCCGGTCGGGTGCACGGGCGTGGTGCGTTCGATCGTGGCGCTGTTGGCCCGGTTCCGTTCGAACACGCTGACTGTGCTGGTCGCGCCGGCTGTCGGGTTGGGCACGGCCATCAGGAATCGTTCGCCGTCCCACCGACCCACGATCGCGTCCTGCGCGGTGATGCCCTCACGGATCAGCACCGGCGTGGACGGGCCGGACCAGCCGTTGCCGTTCCACGCCAGCTTGACCGCGTACAGCTTGGTAGAGCCGAACGTCAACCACAGGTGAGGGCTGACGCCGTAGCCGGCTGGGCCGCCGCCGCCGTCGCCCGGATGCTCCAGATCCAGCGACGGGCCAACCCGGCCGGACCCGGCCTCGGGCCACCATTCGAACGTCCCGCCGATGATGGCCTGCGTGACCTGGAAACTGTTCGGGTCGTAGTAGTCGTATTCGTATACGCCGTACAGGCTGCAGCCGACGTTGGCGCCGACCTTGCTTCCAACCGCGACCACGACAAACGTCCCCGACACGGGGGTGACGACCACCCGAATGTCCATGCCCTGATAGACCGCACCGGCGACACCACCGTTACCCACAACGGATACCAGCCGTTCAGACTCCCACGTGCCGGTGGTCAGGTCGAATCGCCGCATGTAGATGCGGTCCTGGCTGGACTCGTTGGTGCGGTACACCCAGTACAGGAACCACGGCGGGGCACCACCAGCGGTGAGGATCGACCCGATCTCAATGATGCTGGCCCGGACCACGCTGGTGTACGACGCCCACGACACGCCACCGTCGGTCGACCGGTAGATCGTGTACGTATTGGCGGTCGAGGACTTCACCATGCACCACATGTCGTTGAGCCCGAACACGTCGTACACCATCAGCTTGGTGCCCGGGTAGATGAACGGGGTGGTGTTGGTGGTAGTTGCGATCGTGGGCATCGGGGCGTCCCTTACGCTGGCACTTCACGAACACGGAATGAGCAGAGGTCGTTGGTATCCATGGTGAACGTGTTTCCACCGCCTGACCCAATTAGCAATGCCACTCGCAGAGCTGTTCCTGAATATGATCCGGCTGGAAGTACTCCCCCTGCAACTCTGCCAATACCGGATATAGGAAAGTGAGTATTTGCAGGGTTGAAAGCTAATACGCCACAGGTATAGTCGACGCCATTGATAAGAATTGCCAGGCCCACCGTAAGCACGTTGGCAACGTTGGCATATCCAGCTCCGTGTACTTGTAAGTCAAGTGCGGTATCGTCATATCCTTTGACAAAGGTTACAGTAGGAATTCCAACAACGTTGGTATACGCCCCTGACGTATAACCGGTATTGGTTGCGAAGTTGCCTGGGACCAGTGCCTGTGAGGCTGTGACTAGTTTGGCCTTCACCTCTAGCCGGGAATTGTTGACCAGGCCGAATTGCGCATTGGTCCAAAAGGCCACGGTGTGGTCTTTGAAGATGGTGTTCGGGAACTGGGCGAACATGTCCATCTGAAAGTTGGTCTTGACCTCCGACACCGTGGCCGATGCCGGGTTGCCCGGGGTGGGATAGGAGACGTTGCCGAACACCAGGGAGCGCGAGTCCGGTGAGTCCATGATGTTGGACACGGCGATGAAGAAGTAGCCGACCTCCAAACCGGTGACACTGTCCAACGTGAACGCGATCATCGCCACGGTCAGCCCGTACGACTGCAGCTCGGGTGGGGTGTCCGCGCCCCACTGCATCCGCTGCTCGCCGGTCTTGGTCTCGTCCGGCATGGTGATGCTGCGACGGCGGGTGAACGTTCCGACCACGGTCCACTCAGACCCGATGCGGACCAGCCCGACCCGGTCGCCCTCCATGACCTCGACGTCGCCGAACACCTTGACCGGCACGGCCAGGGCGGAACCGTCGAGCGTCACCATGCATGTGGTGGAGCCGGTGCGGTAGTTGATGGTTCCGGAGGTGGCACCGGTGAGGGCCGCCGCGCCTCCCGCGAACGCAGCGATCCGCGCATCCGCACGCTCGTCGATAAGCCGCAGCAGCTCATCTGGGTAGGTCATTACAAGAGTGTCCATCCGTGAGTCATGAGCGATCCGTCCAACGGCAGCGTCCACGTGGTCGACAGCACGTCGGCGACCGGACCGACGCTCGGATCGTTGAGGGTGAGCCGGTCAAAGTGCCAATGCAGCGGGTTGGAGAATGACGCGAGTGACATGGTGGCCGAGGTGCGCGTGTCCGCGTCGATCGTCCGCTGCGCGGCCGCGATCAGCGACGCCTGGTCGGCCGCCTCCACCGGCACCACCTTGCTGATGATCCGGCCCCGGGCCTCCACCGACGTGTCACCCGCGAACTGGTTGACGTAGGTGAAAATCCCGTTGCCCTCCACCGGCGCCGGCCCGTCAATGTGGTTGGTGCGCATGGCCACCCACCGATTCGGCGCGTCGAAGTAGTCGCGCCGGAGCCTGCGCAGCGTGTCCAGCATCGACGTGACCGGGTCCACGTCGTACGTCCACTCCGACGCCCTGGCCGAGGGTGACTGGTAGCGGTGCACCCGCAGCCACCCGTCCCAGTCCGACCAGATGCCCTGATAGCCGACCGCACCCAACAGGTCATTGACGATCGTCAACCATTTGGTCTGTTCGTCAATCGGCCACACCCGCGCCGACGGCAACACCACACCGGCCGCGTCCTGATCCATCACAACCCGCGAGTATCCCTGCGTCGCCAGGATCGTCGCCACCGCCTGCAGGTAGCCCACACCGGCATCGACGGCGTACGCCTCGCCGACCGTCGTGGCCAGGCCGTGCAGAATGTCGTACCCCGCGACCGCGTACGTCTCGGGGCTCTCCCCGATGACCCTCTCTGGCGTCGATGTGAAGTAGGCGCCCAGGTTGAACCGCGGTGTGGTGGTGCCGTCGCTCATCTTGATGTACGGCCGCACGATGGCCCGGCCCCAGTCAACCACCCGGGTCAGGCCGAGCGTCGCCGTGCCGTGCAAGGTGGCGTAGGCGTTGCGGGCCACCGACCCGCCGGTGAAGTCGTCGGTGACGTCGTCGAGGACCTGCAACCCCATGTCCAGGAGCTCCAGCCCCGCAGAGAACTCGACTGCCGGCTCATCGCGGATGATCCGGCGCACGTCGGCGTCGGTGAGCAGCTGCCGTGGCGGTGCGGTGGTTGCCTGCATCAGGCACCCTCAACCACAGTCACAGTCCGCAAAATGAACTCGGCAACGTACAGCGTTGGGTCCTTACGCTCGATGATGTTCACGCCGAAGAACACGCCGAAGAATCGCTGTCCACGGTGGTCGCGCACCTGCACGTCCCGGCCGATCCAAGTGCGCAACAGGTCGATGGTGGTCAGCGTGACGTCCTCGAGCCGGAACGTGAACTGGCCGCGCTCACCGGCCACCGTCCGGGACCGTTGCCGGCCGCCGGCGTAGGTGCGGACCTCGCCGAACATGTCATGGGCGCGGGCCCGGCCCGACGACTGCGCGGACACGGCCGCGCCGCCGTCCATCCGGTTCAGCCACAGCTTCGTCAGCGTCAGTGTCGCCACCGGATCATCCCCTCGCCCGAGCCAGTTGATAGGTGGCCGCGGTCGCCCCGGTCAGCTGCGCCCCAACACCGGGCGCGATCCGCTCCACGGCATCGAGCAGCCGGGCCAGCATCTCCACCACACGCTCAACACCGGCCGATCCTGACCCGAGTGCCAGATCGCCGCCCACCCCGCCCGCAGAGCTGCTCTGCGGGTCGCGCGTCGCGAGGGCGTAGCCGAACATGTTGGCGATCTCGGCCAGGACGGCGGTCGAGCGGGTGCGTTTGGACGGGGCCAGCGGAATGTAGCCCTCGCCGCCGGTTTCGGGCTCGCCCCAAACCCGCCACGTGCCTGCCTTGGTGATCTGTGCGACGTGGTTCTCAAACCCGCCGCCGGCAAAGAACTTGAGGATGCCGCCGTGGGCTTCCAGGACCCCGCGGCCCCAGACGGTGTTGTCGGTGATGTTGTGGGTGATCCGATTCGTGATCAGGTTGACGGTGGAGGTCACTTCCTTCGGGATCGAGAACAGCCGCTCGGCCAGGATCCGGATCTGCTCGGCCTCGGCGCCGGTGGCGCCAGTCGCGGTGATGGCGGCGTTTTTGAACTCGTCGATCAGCGCGGCGGCCGTGTCGTGCGAGGCACCGTTGGCCATGGCCTCGGCCGCCGCGTTCTGCGCAGCCGCCGCCGACCGCTCGAGCGCGACCCGGTTCTCAACGGCGGCGCGGCTGTTGCCCTCAACCGACTTGGAGCCCTCCTCGAACGCCCGCGTGATCCCGTCGATGCTCTCGTGCGCGGACAGCATCGCGTCGTCGGCTGAGATCATCGTGTCGTTCAGGTTGTTCCACGTGTCGATCAGCGCCTTACCGGCGGCGGATGCTTCAATTTCGGCCTTCGCTGTAGCAGTCATGCCCCGCTGCATGGCGGCGTTGGCGTTGGCCCACTTCGGGAACAGGGCGTTGGCCTCATCTGCGGTGATCTTCCCGGCCTGCATCAGCTGGTAGACCGCAGCCCGGGCCTCGGCCAGGTTCCCGCCGCGGGCCAGCTGCGCCAACGCCGCGTCAAGGTTGTTGATGTTCTCCTGCGCCGACGCGAACGACGCGCCGAAGTTGTTTTCCATGGCCTGCCGGGTCAGCGGAATCAGACCCTCAAGGCTGCGGGCCAGACCGTTGACACCACCGCCAGCCAACGCAACATCAGCCTGGAATCCGGACAGGTCGGAGCCGAACAGGCGCACCAGCTCGCCGCCGCGTTCGTTGGTGGCGCCCAAATTTTTCAGCGACTCGTTGAGGCCCTCGACGTCGGTCGTGTCGGAACTGATTGCGTTCAACGCCTGCGCAGCAACAACGATGCCGCCGATCGCGAGGGCAGTCCGCGACGCCCGTCGCGCCGTGGCGTCCATGCCGATACCGAGCGCGCTCTGGACGAGCGTCCACGCCTTCTGCGCGGCGATGACGGTGCCGATGACTACGGCCAGGCCGGCGATTGACCCGGCCAGCGGTACCAGCCACGCCTGATTCTTCACCCCAAAGTTGAGGATCGATTCCAGTGTGGGCAACAACTTCTTACCCACCTCCTCCTGGAAGTTGCCCCACGCTACCCGCGCCTTGTCCGCCGGCGACGCCGCCGCCGCGGCCGCACCACCGAACTGTGTGGTCAGCTCTGCGAGGATGATTTTCTGCGCGGACATGACGTCGCCGGCCTCAACGAACGCCTTGATCTGTTCCTTCTGCTGTTCGGTGAGCTGCACGCCCGCTTTCTTCAATGCGGTCAAGCCGGCGATCGGATCGTTGAGGGCCTTCCCGACCAGGATCATCGACGCCTGCAGGTCGGTGCCCAACGCCGCGGACAGGTTCAGGGCAGCCTCTGACCCCTGGTTGAAGATGTCGTTGCCCTTGCCGGCCTCGTTGCGGATGCGGGTGAACGTCAGCAGCACATTCTCGCCGGACTGGATCACCTCGTCGTCGACGCCGGACAGATCCGACAGGCGCCCGGCCAGGTCTTCGATGTCGGCGGCGGTGAGGTTGGCAACCTCACCGGTCGACTTCAATGCGGCGTTGGTCAGGCGGGTAACCCGGGCCGCTTCCTCCGCCTCAGCGAACGCACCCTTAAAGAAGTCGATAATCTTGGCGCCGGCGAAGATGGCGCCCACACCGGCGAGCATGCCGCCGGCGAACATGGTGCCGGTCTGCTTGCCAACCGCGGTCGAGCTGCTGCCGATCTGCTGCTGCAGCTCGCCGGCGAACCGTTTGCCGTCAGGCCGGACCCGCGCGAACACGTCGGCGAGAGTGGTTGCCACGCGGTCACCTACCCCTCAACCCGACGGCCTCCAACATGACCGATGCCTCGCGGTCCACTCTCACCGGCTCCGCAGCGAGCGCCTGATCGAACCTGCGTCGCGCCTCCAGCAGGTCCGGCACGTCGACCTGCCGGCCCAGGTACTGCGCGAACAACGCCGCCTGCATCGACGCCAGGACCACCTGGTCCAGCCGGCCCACCAGGTGCAGGTACGACATGGCGCACACCTCGGCGAGCCCTAGTTGCTCTCCGCCGCTTCCTGGTATGCCTTGACGGCCCGCTCGCCCGACGTCGTCGGCGCCGACCGCTGCGCCTGCGCCAGCTGCGCCTGCCAGATGATGCGTTTGATGTCCGGGCGGCCGTTGGCCAAAACCATCGCCTGCTGCGCGACCGACAGTGAGCCGGGAGCGAAGTTCCCACCGGTGCTCAACGGCCCAGCCGACGAGTCGCCAGGCCGCCCAGTAGGGAAACGCGCCACCGCCGCAACAATGTCTTTCGCCACCTGCATGAGGTCGTGATAGTTCTGGTTGTTGTCGCCGGCCAGTTTCAGGAACCGGTCCCAGTCCTCGGGGTGCACCTGTTTGCGCAGGAACCGGTGCACGGCCAGGTTCACCCCCACCTCGTCCCCGATGTCGATCTGCTGCGCCTCGGTCAGGAACTCGATCAGCGGCACATCGCCGGCGGTCTCTGCGACCCGGATCTGTTCGCCGAACCACCGAAAGGACATCTTGATCGGTGTGCGTGGACCCCGGGACAGGTCCCCAAGGTCCCGCACGTCGTCTCCGCTGGACGTTGCGGGGCTGGTCATGCTCAGACCCCGAGCCGGCCAGTACCCGCGGCGTATGTCGCGAACGGCTGCTGCGGCGCCCCGGTCGGCACCTCCATGTTGAACATGCACGGGATCGTCGCGTACGCCGGAGCTTTCTTGTACGCCGACTTGATCGTGCCGCTGTTGATGGCCTGATAGACGACCACCCGCATCGTGTGGTCCAACGACTCCCACCCGAGCATCGCCCGCGTCTCACCGCCGGCCGCCGGCGGCAGCAGCTTCGACGACAGGGTCACGCCGGCACCGGACACAGTGGACAGGGTGCCGCCGTTGTACGCGCGCTGCAGCTGCTTGAGGGTGTAGCTGGCCAGGTTGAAAGCGAACGACCCGGAACGTTCGGTGGTCGACCAGCGGATGGGGTCGAAGAACTCGGCGCACTTGACCGCCTCCACCTTCGACTCATACGACAGCTCCGAGCCGTCCTCGGTGGCGCCGAGCGGAATCCACGCGACGGGCCACACGTCCAGGTCGTACGTGGAAGCGAGCGCCGCGTGGGTTGGTTCGGTGGTGAGCAGCGGCGCCCAGAACAGGAACCCGGGGTCGGTGAGGATCAGCGGTACCGCGGTGGTCAGCGACATGGCTTACTGCCCTTCATCCGTAGGGGTCGCCGCGTCGGCCGGCGCTGCCGGCCTCGCCGGCCCGCGTGCTGGTGTCGCCGGCTCGGGCTCGAGGGTGGCGGCAATCTCGGGTGCGTGGTCGACCCCGTCGGCCAGGACGACCTGGTCGTTGTGCCAGTAGCCGTGTTTGACCACGTTGGAGATCGGCACCGGGTGCCCCACTTCGTAGGCCAGCGCGCCGGACGGCGCGTAGATGCGCACCGACGCGACGTAGGTGCCGTACTCGACCCGCTGCGCCTCCAGCGCCGCCGCCAGCTCGCCGGTGGGGTCGAGGTCGTTCGGGTCCAGCTCAGTCGGTCCGGTCATCGTTGCCGTGCTCCTCTCGTTGTGCGTGGTGGATCAGCTCCCGAACGCGGGTCCGAGGAACGGCCGCGCCGGCATGTGTTTCGTGCCCCGCTCGTGGAAGTACATGTAGAAATAGAGCCGATCCCACGCCACCCGGGCCGACTGCAGATCGTCATCGAGGACGGCCTCGGCCGTGATGCTGTCGGCGCCCGAACCGGTCAGCCGGGGCGCGTTCGCCCGGGCCGCCCGGACACCCGGTTGCGACACGTCGACCAACGCCCGGCCCATCTCGTCGGAGGCGAGCCAATCCCGCACCGCACCCTCGTCGACCACCACCGTGATGTCATCGGCCACGGCAGCTCACCCGCCCCACGTCAGTTGGCCATGCAGCCGCAACTCGAACGCGTACCGCGACACGGTCTCGTCGTCGGTGTTCTCGTAGTCCCCCAGCCCGCCCGGAAACCCGTCGACCCGATACCCCGGATACGGCTCCGGATGGGCCTTCAGCACCGAGGCCAAACCGACACACACCGTGTTGGCGATCGCATCGGTGTCCTCCACCGCACACGCCGGCCGGACCTGCACCCGAACGTTGATGCTGAACCGGATCACCTCACGCACGAGCAGCCCCGGCCCCTCAGCCGTGTAGTCCTCCTGCTCGAACCGCCACCCGCCGCCGTACACCGCCACCGGACCGATGTCGCTCTTCCAGCCGTACCGCACATCCACCGGCGCGAGGGCCACATCACCGCCGGGGCCAGTCGGCGCGATCAGCAGCCCAGCCGGTACGGCCTGCGCTTTGAACAGGTCGAACACGGCCTTCTTGATGATCGTGGCGCGCGTGATTGGCGTGGTCATGCGAACCCGCCCGGGTCGAGCGTGGCGCCCTCGTAGGCGGCGTCCACGTCAGGGATGCCGGTCTTGTACCGGCCAGGAGTGGACAGCCGGTACGTGCCACCCTCCACTGTGGAGAAGCTGATCGCCCGATAGGGCACGGACGTGTCGCCCTTGGTGAGGCGGGACCGTAGCCGCACGACCGCGGCCTCGCTGATGCCCATCGACGACATGTCGTAGCCATGCTCGTACTCGGCGATGATGTTCCGGTTCCCACGCGGCCAGACACCTTGTGCGGTCCAACCGGTGTCGAGGGTGATCAGGCCCGAGTCGGTCACCCCCACCGCGGCCAACTCGGGCCCGCTGAACGGGGTTCCGTTGACTGTGATGGCCCGCAGCGTGCGCAGCATCAGATCGGGGGTGACGATGTTGGGGGTGCCGTTGCCAGAGAACACCCGCCGCTTGAACCGTGGCACGAACGCCACCCGGCACATGTCCTCACACTCCTGCTCGGTGCCGATGCGTTTCGCCGCCAGCATCGCATCGGGATACAGCGACGCGCTCAGCACCGGCGGCATCGACCGGGCCTCGAACAGGCTGAACAGGAACCCGCCCACATGCTCGACGAAATCCCGCACGGTGACCGGTGCTCCGCCGAACGTGCCGGTCCAGTCGATGGTGTGCGTGTCCAGCACCGCCGACGCCTGCAGCGGGAACGTGTACACCCCCGCGCCGCCGGGGTGGGCGGCGGTGCCGTTGGCCACGGCCGTTCCGTCGAGGCGCTTCTGCGTCCAGGTGACGGGGCCGGCGGCGTCGGTGGCCACGCCGTCCACGTAAAACGTGTGCGACATGGTCACCGATGACGTCACCTGCACCCGCACCAAAGACGGCAACGAGATTCCCTACTTTCAGGTAGTGGTCTTGCCCGCGGCCGGGGGTGTGGTCGAACGCCCGGCCGGGGCCGAGGAGCTCGAGGTGCCCGACGCCGCCCGCTTCTGGGCTGCGGCCCGTTTGGCGTCGTCCTCGTCCTCGTCCGCCGGCGCACCCGCTGCGGCGATCGTCTTGCGCAGACGGGTAAGCGAGTCAGGATCCTGACCGGCGGCGGGAACCACCTCAGGTCCAGCGTTCGCCTCGGCCTCAGCCCGCTCGGCTGCCGTCTTGTCCGCAGCCGTCCGTGCCTCGTTCGCCGCTGCCGCAGTGTCGGCGTTGGCTTTCTCCACCGCCGCAGCCGCCTCGGCCTCAGCCTTCGCGTCTGCCTTATCGGCCTTCTCGGCCGCAGCCGCTGCGGACTTGTCAGAATCAACCATCGTTGGTCCCTTTCCTTCTGTTGTGTTTCCCAACCCAGACCGGCGGGGGCGTTCAGGTGCGCACCGTGCCGGCCGTGGCGACGTCGTACGCCAGCTGCGCCTGTTCCAACGCCTCTTCCCCGTCGATACCGGCCGCATCGAGTCGTTTGACGGCCGCTGTCGTGTCCTGCCCCAGCGCAATGGCGTTGGCGAGCTCGTTGCGCGCCTGCACCACGTGCTGCGCCTCCTTGGGTTGCGTCTTGTCCTCAGCCATCGATGGACTCCTTCGCAAAGGTTGGCGTGCGGTAGTGGAGGTGGACAGGCCGGACGTCCCAACAGATCGGCACGTCCTGGCTGAGGTTGGCGTAGTGGTACATCGAAAACTCGAGGTCTCCGAAGTGGTTGGCGAATTTGGTGCGCAGGAACCCGCGTATCGCCTTGCGCGGCAGGTAGATCATGCCCAGGCCGAACAGGTTGCAGTGCGGGTCCCCTGTGGACACCGGCTCGGTGCCGACAGGTCCGACCATGCCCTTCGGTTCCCCGCCCCAATGCCGGTGCGCCCAGATCGGTTCGGGCAACGTCGGGTAGTAGATGCGGTATGGGCCGACCAGGACCCGCGACGGGTCGGCCTGCGCCTGTGCCGCGAACGTGACCAGGTCCTCTCGGGACACTGCAATGTCCCACTCGAGCAGCAAAACGTCGTCGTCGATGTCGCCGAGGGTGTTGTAATCGCAGTTGTCGATCACTAGCCGTTCGATGTCGTCGACCACGTAGTGTCGCCCGTCTGGGACGTGCAGCGGCCACGAGCGGATCAGTCTCACGTCACCACCGCCGGCACGTCAATGTCGTCCAGGACACCGGGTTTATGGGTCCACGGCGACGACTTGCGGGCCAGGCAGAACACACCCGGCGAGTTGGGGTCGGTGTCCTCGCACAGCTGCATTGAACCGAACCCGACCGCCACGAGAATGCGCCGCATCAACGGCACGGTGTAGCGCCAGTAGTCGCCCGGGAACGGGTGGTACGGGAACCCGGGGCCCCTGGTGGTGAGTACCAGCAAACCGCCGGGCCGCACCACCTGCGCGATGGCCTGCATGCACGCCCGCCAATTCTCGGCGTGTTCCATCATCTCGGTGCAGATCACGACGTCGAAGCCGGCCGGGAACTGCGCAGGCAGGTCCTCGGCCGGCATGACCCGATCCACCCGAGGGCCGGCCGTCGAATCGACGCCAAGATACGACGCCGGGCGCAGCCGCTCCACGAACGGCCGGACCGACCCGTTGACGTCGTACGCCCCAACCTCCAGGACGTGTCGGCCGGCGATGTCGGCACGGGTGAGCGTAGCGCCCACCCATGCCATGACACTCGGGTGCATCGCAGTGCCTTACGGGAACGTCGGAGTAGCGAGACCGACGCCGCCGAGCTTCTGCATGCCGTTGGCGTAACGGCGCAGCGAGTAGGCGAAGTACCCGTACAGGACCAGCGTCACGGCCATGTCCTTGGCCCGTGGCTGCTCGGCCCGGATGAACGTAGGCGCGGCCGGGTCCTCCCACAGGTGAACCTCTTCGGCCGCAACCACGTAGATCTCGTCCTGCGTGGTGGTGCCGACCGTGGTGGGCACGTTGGCGTCGACAATGGCCACCAGCCCGTTGGGCAGGATGCCCCGTGCACCCTTGCCGTACGTCTCGGCCAGGTTGACGCCGCCGGCCTGAGTCGGCACACCCGGCTGCGCCATCGCCGGCCAGGTGGAGATCATCTGCGCGTTGAGCCAGTGCCAACGCCGCGGGTGCATGACCGCGAACCCTGGTGTGGCGAAGCCGAGATACACCGACTCGGCCGCGGCCTGCGCCTGCCCAAACTTCGGGTAGATGGCGGCGAAGGTCGCAGTCGGGCAGTCGTTGTACTGCGACACGGCCGACAGACCGGTCACCGCCTGGTTGATCATCGTGAAGTCGACCCGCGACGCGTACCGGCGGAACAGGTCGTCCATCGTCACGTCCTCGATGCCGGTGCCCCGGTCGATCGCCTGACGAGACAGATCCTGGAAGCCGGACGCTGTCTGAACGTTCTCCGTCAGGAGAGTGTCATCGAGCGACTGGCCGGTGGCGGTCGCGAACTCGGACGCCTGCAGTGTCACGTCCGATCCGGTGGTGATCTGCGAAATGTTGACCGTCATACCGTCCGGCGGAAGATCATGCTTGTTGGCGATGTCCGCCAACGGCCGCATGGCCGCCACCTTCGGCGCGTACAGCTCGGTCAGGTACTGCGGCACCACCAGGCCCGTGAACGCGCCTGTACCGGCGTCACCGGCCGCACGTGTGAGCTGCCCCGCACGCTCAACCCGCTCCTCCTGCATGTGCCGCGCCAGCCGCATGCCGGCTTCGATGTCCTTGTTGACGTAGTCGCGCATCACGTCCCGCAGGAACGCGCCACCGCGGGGGGAGCTTTGCGGGTTGTAGGTCCGCTCCTCGCGGCCGACCCGGGCCACCTGGTCGTACGCCGGCTTGGGCGGCCGGGCGGCCGGGTCCGGGGTGCGGTCCGCCATCGCCTGGTCGTTGGCGTCTTCCAGCGCCTTCGCGGTGCGCAGGTCGACGAGCTTCTTCTCCGTCTTCTTGCGGTCGGTCTCGGCCTGCGTGTGGCGTTCCATGCACGCTGCGACGTCGGCCTCTTCGTCGGCCGTGGCTGCGCGTGACTCGGCGCGCACCTTGGCATAGATCTGCTTGACGGTTGCGAGCGCCCGTTCGCGCTCCTTGATCGCCTGACCCAACTCCACCTCGGCGGACAGGATCAGCTCATCGAATGTGAACACGATGATGCCTTTCGACACAGGGATATGGATCCCATGCGCCGACTGCCACCGAATCTCCGGCTCGCTGTCGAGCGGTCCGCCCGGGGAATCTGCCCCGGCGGGAGTTGGGTTTACTGCTGTGCGTCCACCAATTCGATCCACGACCGCCACGAATCTTGCAGCGGCGTCCGATCTGCGGTGGAACTGTCGTCGGTTGCCTTGTGGACGGTCGGCGTCATCTGCGCCAGGTCCGTCCGGTGGTTCAGCCGATCCAACGCCGCACGTGCGACACCGGCCGGCAGTTGGTCGAGCGCGTCCAGAATCTCCCGGCTGCGCGCTGCAATGGATGTGTACGGGTTCGCGCCGTAGTTTACTGCGCTCGTGTCGCCGCGGTCGATGTCGTACTCGTTGATCCGGTACTCCATGTAGTCCGGGCTCCACTGCCCAGACGTGATCATGAACGCGAACGACTGCTCTGTGGTCACCCCGTCCTCAATGTTCAACACGAGGTCTTTCACGTCGGAGCGGGCGGGGTTGAGCCACGCCCGGTCGCCGCCGCCGGTCTCGTCGCTCCACAGCTCCAACGTGCCCGCCACATGGGTGCGGGCCATCGCCAGCCCACGATGGTTGACCAGGAACACGACGTCCGGATTGGCGTTAGTTGTTTTCTCGCCCGCGCCGGCGCTCACGATCTCGGTGTACGGCCCCGCCCAGTCCCACATCTCATAGCCGCGCTCGTACACGGTGTAGTAGCCCTCGACCAGATAAAACGGCTTACCGTCCTTCTCGACCTTCTTCGCCCGCAACCGTGGCGGCATCGGCTGATCGCCCCGCTTGAGCCAGGCCGTGTCCACCATCCGGGCCGCCCCGCCAGGCACCTGCAGCCGCGACTGCATGTCGGCGCTGGACGACGACGCGGCCTCGGCCCGACGTTCGGCCGCGTCACGCATCTGGACGGACGGTTCGGTCATGCCCACCCCGGAATCATTCTTCGGGTCTGTCATCGGTTCGGCTCCTCCCACTGTATGGCCTCGCCCACGGTCGCGACCGCATGCACTGGTTTCCGGGTGTCCGCCAGCTCGGCCTTGACCGCCGGCGGCTCGGCTGGCGTCGGGTTGGTTCGCGGCGCGCCATACAGCACATCGAACTGCGCAATTTCGGCTGCCGTGAGCGGCGGCTCGTCATAGAACGCCCGCGCGCCGGTGTTGGTCAACGTCTTGTCCATGAGCCGCTGGTGAATCACCTTGGCCTGCGTCTCCGGGTCCATCCGCAGCAGCGTGCCGGTGTTGAGCTTCACGAACCTAGGTTTGGGCTGCGTCTTGGACAGGTCGTTTTCCGCGAGCGTGACCGCCGGCTGCAGGTTCATGATCAGGAACTGCAGGTTGCGTGACAGCGCGGTCTGGTAGAGGAGGCTGCCTGGTGCGTTGATCGCAGCGTCGATGAGGTCGGCGGGGCAGTCGAAGAATCGGGCAACGTCGGTCAGGCCGAACCGCCGGCCCTCCAACCACTCCATGCCGGCGCTCTGCGCCTGCATGAAGTCGTACTCCCAATCGTTGCCATGCACGAACAGGTCACCGTTGGATATCGACGCCTTCCACCGGTCCTTGACGACGCCGGCTTCCTTGTCGTTCAGCGTCTTCTGCGTGTTCTTCAACCGGGCCTTCGGCACCCCGCCCGCGCCGAACCAGTCCAACGCGAACTGCTGCAGTGACAGATACTCGCCGATCGACCAGGCGGCGTAGGCGAGGGGAGACAGCCCGACGTCCAGGCCAGCGATGACGTTGACCCGCTCGTGCCAGACTTTCTCCGGCGCATATTCCTTGTTGTCAATCTTGTAGACGAGCGCGCCGGTGCCGCCCTTGCGGATCAACTTGCACTTTTCGATGGGCTGCAAGTCGATGCGCGCTGGCAGGTTCAGCGCGTTGCGTTCGGTGATCAACCCGATGCAGTTGCCGGCCCGGTCCAAGTCCATCTGCCGAGCCTTCATCCAATGCAGGTAGTCCCACTGCGGACCGCCCGGTTCGATCAGGAGCTGCGGCGTCGGCAGCGCCACCCTCACATCCACCCCGTCGATCCGCTCCTTGCGGTACACGTCCACAGGGAACGTCGACATGAGATTGGACCGCAGCCGAAGACACGCCCAAACCGCAGAATGCCGCATCGCGCTGTCCGATGTGACCGCCACCGACCCTGTCTTAGGCGACTCGCGCCGGGGGATCAGATCCAGCATGGCCGCGCCAGCCGCACGGCGCCTCGGCGCGAACAGACTCACGACTCACGCTCCGCCGGAGCCCGCCGACGCTCCACCAGCTCGGCCAGCCGGACCGCAACGAACACGAACAACCCCGCCGGCACCGCCGCTGCCAACCCGAGATACGGAAACAGCCCCCCAAACACGCCACACGCGATCGCGAGCACGGCGATCACATCCAGCGCGGTCGTCACCACCTCGCGGTAATCATCAGGCAATGCGCTCACCCCTTCCCTTCCTCGGGTCAGCACTCCGGGGTGTCATCAACTGCATGCAGCCACACCGTGACCTTGGAGCCGTCGTATTGCTGCTCATCATGCCCGTACAGTGACCGCCCGCACCTCAGGCAGGGACGTCCACCATCAACAGACTGCGTCACGTCATAGTCGTCAACGCCCTTCACCTCCGACCCGAGCAGCGCCAATACCACCGCATTGAGGTGGATCAGCTCGTCGCCGCTGCCTCGAGCAACGAACTTGAACGCGCCGCCCGGACCCTGATCCAACGGCACCGCCAAACCCAACGACAGGTCCAGCTCAGGCTGTCCGATGTGGAACATGCGCACCCCGTCGTCAGGCGGCTCGTCCTCGGTGCGCTCGCGTTCCCGGTCGCCGGTCAAGTCCACGAATCGGCCACAGGCCCCGGCCACTTGCCCGGTGTTTGGGGTGAACACGTCCACGCCCGCATTGCGCAACGGCACGATCAGTGACGACGCCGGCCGGGACGGATCAATCACGACCGTGCACGGCTTCAGCTCGTCCACCATCTCCAACAGCCGCGGAAGCATCCACGCGACACCGATCGTGCCCGCATCGACCCGCCCGCCTGGCTCCACAATTTCGCCGTGCCGGTGCCCGTCCGCCCGGTAGCCGCCCGCGGCGACCACCCCCGCGGTGCGGTCCTCGGTGATCTCAGCCGACAATGCCAGCCGTGACGCGATCTGCGAGGACGGGTCGTACCGGTCAGCCCACGTCGTCTCCTTGATCACAATCCACCTCGGTGCTCTCTGTTTCGGCTCCCACCCCAGGTACTCGGCCTGAAAGTCCACCGGGTTGGCCTTGCACATCTCGTCGTGGTCGTCCTGCACGGCCTTGAGCGACACGGTGCGCCCGAGCCCCGGCATGCACGCGTACCAGGTGGCCGGATCGTCCGGGTCGGCATCGTCGGGGGCGGTGAAGTCGAAGAACGCCACGCCCGAGCGCACCCCCGCCTCCACCATCGCCCGGCCCGTCGACCGCTTCTGGTGCAGGTACTTCCACGTCCCCGGCGCGGCGCGGCTGATCCCCGGGATCATCGACGTGATCCACAGCTGCCGCCACGGCCGGGTGAGCATGGCCGGCCGTAGCCCCAGCTCGGTCCGCATATCCATCCGCGACCAGGCCTCATCGATCCAGCCCAGGTCCACGGTGTCACCGGTACCGCCCGTCTTCCCAGTGGTGGACGCCGGCGACCACATGGATCCGTTGGCCCAGAACATGGCCTCCTTGTTGGTGGTCAGCCGGGTCCGGAACTGTGCCTTGGGCTTAAAGAACGACGACTTCTGCAGCCGGTCCACGTGCACGTCCCGCCACTTCTTGCGCGCATCGTCTGCGGTCTGGGCGGTGTACAGCACCGTCTGCGCCCCCGGCGTGGAGACCTCGTGGCCCAGGTTGTCCCAGATCCACTTGGACAGCTCATCACCGAACCCGGTGCACCGGTGCGTCATCACCGGCAACGCAAGCTCCGTCTTACCAGTTGCCTGCCGCGGACCAATCACCACGATCTGCGAATAGGCCAGATAGCCCGTCGACGGATCGATCTCAAACGCAATGTCCGCGATCATCTGCTGATGCGGCATAAACGGCTTCCCCAGGCGGCGAGCAACCTCAGCGACCCGCGGCCCCAGCGTCGGACGGCCCGGACTCCGCGGCGTCCCAAACAGGGGTACTGGATTGCCCATCCTCGTCGCCAGCAAAGCCGTCACGCGCCACCTCCCTCAACTGGCCCAGCGTGACACGCAACTCCTGCGCCAACTTCGCCCGAGCCGTCAACGGCCCCTCCTCCGCATCCACGGCCCGCGCGAGAATCGCGGCGATCTCGGCCAGGGCGTGCCCGCCGGACGGTAGGTCCCCGATGTCACGCAGATCCCGCCGCACCGCGAGCTCCAGTTTGCCGGCCCGCCGGCGGTGACCCTTGGCGCCAGCGGAATGACCATCGATCCAGCCCCTGCGCCAGCCCGCCAGCCAACCAACACCGGCGCTCGCCTTGCTCCCCGGACCTGTGTGCTCAGCCAACCACTCAGCCGGCGGCGCCGGCGGCTCAGGCATCGGCACCTCGGCCTCAGCCACCGCACACCGTCATAAGTGCCAGCCCGCGCCCAGCCCCCAACAAACCCGAAAAAATCTTGGCCGCACACACAAAACCACGAGTCAG